TATTATTTATCGGTAATAGAGAAAGATTTGGTGCTTTTATTCTATCTGGAGGTGGCAACCAGACCTTTACAGGTTACAAAGTTGAGGTAAGAAAGATTTTAAGGTTAGGCTATCACAGGAGCTTAAGATTGTGAGGATATTATGGCATATGATACTTATGTAAATATAAAAACAGAGGTAATGAGTAAGATAGGAATATCTGACAGTGATGTTGAAGACGTAGTAAAACAGGCACTAAACGACATCTTGCAGGAAATTTGCCAGTCTCATAACTTCTCATGGCTTTACGGGAGTTCATCTTTTATAACGACAGTTCCGTATGAGACAGGAACTATTACCGCAACCGAAGGCTCTGCGACCATAACAGGCTACGGTACTATATTCACTTCAGCTATGGTGGGAAGGAAACTGACCTGTGAGGATGCTACTTACACGATATCCGCTTATGTATCCGGGACCGAACTCACTCTTTCAACAAATTATGCTGGTACTGGTGGAAGTGGACTTTCTTACAGGATATATCAGGACGAATACAGTCTGGCCTCAGATGTCGAGGATATCCTGTCAGTATGGCAGGAAAACAGTCCGGGCAAACTTAAAAAAGTTGGTATTGAAGTCATGGACTATTACTATCCGCAGAGAAGTGCGTTTGGTTATCCAGTAGCATATTCAATCGTGGGATATGACAGCACGGGTTATATTAAAATTGCACTCTATCCAATTCCAAGCCAGGCAAGAAATATCTATTATCGTTATAAAAAAAGAGTAACTGAAATGTCTGCCGATGGCTCTACCCCGATTATTCCCTTACGTTACAGGTGGATACTTGCAAAAGGCGCACTCTATATTGTGGCAAAATATTTAGATATGCCTGACATCGGGGGAGATTTTGAGCGTGAATACAGGCAAGGGATAGCAGAAATAATTTCAGCGGATAGAAAGATAGACGAAAGAATAGTAAAGGGTTCAGGAGCAGAACAGGAAGAAGCGGAACTCGTAATTTTAGATTTTCCTTAAGTATAAGAAAAGGGGTGATTAAATGTGTGCATTTCCTACAAGTATTGAAGCCGCAACCTATTTTGGGGAGGCATATACAAATTTAGCAACAACCCTGACGCAGGTAGCAGGAATATCAGATACTACAATCTATGTAGCTTCAACTGATAATTATGGTTCTATAGGCTGGTTTACGATAGAAGATGAGACAATATCCTACACTGGAAAAACTGCTGGTTCTTTTACAGGGTGTACTCGTGGAGCAGATAACACTACAGCAGCCGAACACGCAGCAGGAAAAGCAGTATCTCTAACATTGCAGGCTGTTATGTGGAACAGGGCTATTGCAGAACTCAGGGCTGCTCTTACAAAGCTTGGGGTTAACTCCTCCGCTGTTACCACGACCCATGACTATAAACTTTCAGGGGTAACAGGAACTGATAAGGCAGTTTCACTGACAGGAGCGGAAACTTTAACCAATAAGACTATAAACCCAGTAATAAAATTAGCTCATACTATTGTAACAGCTACTGATGGCGCAACTGTTACTTTTAATTTGTCTTTAGGTAATATTCAGCAGGTAACGCTTGGCGGCAATAGAACTCTGGCGCTCTCCAATGTGTCAGTTGGACAGTGCTTCATTATAAATTTAATACAAGACGGAACTGGGAGTAGAACTGTAACATGGTTTGAAACTATTAAATGGGCTGGAGGATCTGCACCGACTCTTACCACCACAGCCGCAAAAACCGATAGTTTAGGCTTTATATGTGTTTCAGCGGGATATTTAGGTTATATTGTCGGACAGAATTTATAGGAGGTAATTATGGCATACGGTGAAACAGATAGGTGTACGGGTGGCACTGCTTCTGCTGATACTTTTTTACAAGCGGGTTACGAAGCGGCTAAAGCCTTTGATGATAATGCAGACTCATGGTGGGTAAGTGCTTTTGCTGCATGTCCACACTGGCATAAATATGATTTTGGTGCTGGTGTGTCATGGAGAATAGGTAAGATAACCTTACAGGCTAATTTTTCTGGTAAGGGCACTAATTCATTTACTGTATATGGTTCAAATAATGATAGTGATTGGACAGAACTGTATTCTGACAATATGGTAGACGATACCTCTGTACAAACATTTACATGGTCTCAGGCTACAGCCTATAGATACATAAAAATAATTTCCAATTCTTCATATTATGTAGATGGGCGTATCTATGAAGCTGAAACAGAGATGTTTGAAGATTTGACACCACGTGAAGGCGGTGCATTTTTGCTTAACATGATTTAGAAAGGTATTATGCTAGTACAAGTAAGTAAAAATCATAAAGGTCATATCCCTTGGAATAAAGGTAAAAAAGGATTATATAAACTATCTGAAGAAACTAAGAGAAAGATGAGTCAATCTCGTAAAGGTCGAGTGATGTCAGAAGAATCAAGAAAAAAATCAAGTATGACTCAAAAAGGAAGAGTTCTTACAGAAGAACACAAAATAAAAATAAGTATTGCTAATAAAGGAAATAAAAATAGTTTAGGATATAAATTTTCAGAAGAAATAAGAAGAAAAAAGAGCGAATCTCTTAAAGGTGATAAAAGTAATTTATGGCGTGGCGGTGTTAGTCCGAAAAATCTTTTGGCTAAAGCTAGTATTGATTATAAACTGTGGCGTGAAAAAGTCTTTGAGCGTGATAACTATACTTGCCAAAAATGTGGTGCAAGGAGTGGCAATGGATATACCGTATATTTAAATGCTCATCACATAAAGCCTTTTTTCTTATATAAAGAATTAAGATTTTTAGTTTCTAATGGTATCACTTTATGTGAAAAATGCCATAGGAAAACAGATACTTTTGGTACGAAAGCTTTATTAAAATTTAATCTTTGGAAAGGGAGTTGCTTAAATGCCGGTTACAGTTCAAAAGAATCACTTCGTGCTTGATGTACCAAATCTTGGAGGGGGTAGAAATTCTAAAGATTCAAATACACTTATAAATGAAACCGAAGCGGTAGACATTGAAAACCTTGACTTCGAAGAACGTGGAGCGCTGAAAAAAGTTCCAGGCTCTGCAAAGTTAAGTGCAATAGCAATGGAAGAAAATCCTGTAAACACCTTATTCGAAGCAATTAAAAGTGATGGTACTTCACACCTCCTTGCTTTTTGTGGTGATGCTATTTACGTATCTACTGACGGCGGGGCTACGTTTTCATCTTTAAAATCTGGTTTGACTTCAAACAGGAAATGGTCATGCTACACCTATGCTGACAATGTCATTATGGTAAACGGGGTAGACACTAACCAGATATATGATTTTACTGCGGTAAGAGACATGGGGCTTACCGACCCCACTACAGCTCCAACGGTTGCTACAGGAGCAGCAGGAAACCTGACTGGGGATTATTATTACAAAGTATCTTTTGTTTATAGCGGTTCAGAGTCAAATGCTGGCGTGGCTTCATCTATTGTGCAGCCATCAGCTCAGGCAGTATCACTCAGTGATATTCCATTAGGTGGTTCAGGTTGTACTCAAAGAAAGCTATACCGTACAAAAGCAGGGGGAACGGTCTATTATGAGCTTCACACTATAGATGATAATACGACCACGACTTACACAGATGATGATGTAGATGACCTTCTCTCATGGAAGACAGCACCGACAAATAACACCCCTCCCCCGATAGCCAAGTTTGTGATAGAAAAAGATGAGAGAATTTTATATATACTCCCTGACAGTTCAGATTTTTACTACAGCGAACTTTACAAACCTGAACTTTCTAAAGGCACATCTTACAGGACTGTAGGAGCTGATGACGGCGGTATACTTATGGGGGCTGCTATCTATGAAGGGGATATGTTCTTTTATAAAGCTAAAAAGATTACCGATAGTGAAGGAACTTACTATGCTGGGCATAAAACCTATCAGCTTTCAGGAACTGACCCTGACCCTGAAACTGGAGACTGGGTAATTAATATTGCCAATAATGCAGTGGGCGGTATTGCATTTGATACCATAGACTACAGTTTAGCTGAAGTGTTATGTCTTGATGATGATGGGCTTTACAGCTTACAGCGTAACAGGCTTCTTTCCACTATAGTTATTGATACAATTTCACTTTCAAATAAGATAGAGCCAGATTTTGCAAAGTTCAACAAATACTATCTCCATAACAGTTCGGGCAGGGTATTTAACCATAAATACTATTTAGCAGTACCAGGAGAAGGAAGGACTTCAAATTCTGAAATACACGTCCTGGATTTTAGGGCGGTTAGAACTAAAACTGGTTACTCGTCAGCATGGACAAAGGAAAGGGGATATAGCGCCCAGTGTTTTGCCGTATTCAGAAATAAACTTATATACGGTACAAGCGATGGCTTTGTATGTGTAAAAGGCGACCAGTATACTTACTTTGACGGGGCGGAGATACAGGCATACTTTGACAGCAAGTTTTTTGACGCAGGCATATTTGATGTAATTAAATGGTTTAAACTTTTAGATATCAATATAAATGCTTCCGCTTACTGGAATTTTACCGTAGTTGTGTACGTTCAGAAAGGAACTGAAATAAATTCATATACCTTTACGAGGTCAAATCCATCCTCTCCAGGACAGCATCCGCTTTTTGGTAAATCACTGTTTTCGAGGTGGACATTTGGCAGTGGAGCTACAGAGTCTAATATTACTTCAAGTAAAAAAGTAAGGATTAAGCTGGGCTACCTGGGAGAATTATTGAAAATCAGATTTCAATCGATTTATGCAAACAAGGATTTTAGTATCCAGGGCTTTCGCTTACATGGGCAGTATCTACGATTGAAATAATTAAATGAAAAAATTACTGCTTATTCTATTTGTAATATTAATATTAATTTCGTGTTATACACGATTAACTGAAAAAGGAGTGATTAAAATGGCAAACGGGTACTATATACCTAGCGTAGGTTATTATCCAGCACAGAAAAAATTATACAATCCCTGGCAAGGATTAACTACCCAGCAGATTAGAGATTTAGAAGCAAAAAAATATGTAAGTGGAAAATCTAACGTATATCCATACGGTGCTACTGGCTATGAGGCTTATGGCACAGGTGCGAGGTTTCAAGACCAACCATATGGAACAACTGGACAGGCTACTCAACCAGTAGCTCAACCCGTTTATCAACCACCAGCAGCACAACCACGGGTAGCTGCAGGCGGTGGCTACAGCATACCAGAATTTTCCGTTGACCTATCTGGCATATGGGAGCAAGCAGGGACGATGGCTGATTATGAGATTAACGCACAACTTGGCGAGATTGATAGACAACTGCAACAGGCAGGTTACACAGCAGATGAAAGCGAGAGGGCAATAAATGAAGCATATCCTGTAGCAAGAAGAAGCTTGCAGAAATCAATCTATGAAAATATGGTGGCAGGAGAACAAGGACTTGCCGCTATGGGTACTGGACGTGGCGGTGGAAGGCAGGAGTTACTCGCAAGAGCAGGGGAGCGAGAAGCAACTGGACTTGAAGCTATTGAAACTCAAAAACAAAGAGAGACTGGGGCAATTAAAAGAGCATTGCAGAATTACCAGGGTCAATTAGGTTCTCAAAAAATATCTCTTGAAGGACAGCGTGGAGGACTCAGGGCTTCTTACGCAGAACAGTTAAGGGGAAATAGGTTTAATGAAGCGTCTACAATCTACAATGCTAAACTTAATACTGCTAACCTTGCAGAGCAGCGAAGGCAATTTGATGAGTCGCTGGCTAATATTTATCCTGCAACCACTGGAACTGCTGCTACTTCAGTTCCTACAGGACTTTCTTATTTTCTTACTGATGCTGATTTAGCTGCTCTTGGACTGGGCAGTGCAAGTATACCAGCCAAACCAAAGAAATACGCAGGAGCAACACAAGTTAGAGTAAGGTGGTGATTTTATGAATGATACAACATTAGATACAGATAAAAACCGCACAAAAGCATTAGCATATTTGAAAGAATATGTTGGACAGATGAGATCTGCTGGTTTTCCTGATTTTCGTATTAGGGACAAACTACTTAAGATAGGAAGTGTCTTTGTTCCTGATAATCTGCCTGCTAATTTTGGACAGGCTGGAGCGTGGGCTGCTGGTATGGCTGATGAATTTCGTTTGGCCGCTATGAAGCACCCAAGTAAAATTACGCAAAGTGGGCAAACACTACAAGATTGGATACCGTCTCCAAATGAATACTTAAATTTTATGCCTGGCAGTACCGCAAATAGGCTTCCTTCTTATGGCGAATATACTGGACAGGAGCCGTCTGCTTTTTACAATCCATCGGGAAAATTCTCGCAGGCTAAGCTTCAAAATCTAAGAAAAGCGCTTGCCGAATACAGTTCTAACTATAGCGGAAAAACAATTTCTCCATCGCAATATACAATGGAAGCTGGCATATCAGGACTGCCTATAGAACTGGGGCAGCAGTATTATCAGGAATTTTTAACACTTGCTCAAGCTAAAGCAGATGAACAGAAAAAACAGGAACAGTATGAAGATTTAGTAATGCAGTATCCAGAAATAAATTTTACTCCTGGAGCTTCAATAGAAGAAAATGCAGCAAAAATAGCACAGTATAATGATCTTATGAAACAGCAAACACCTGGACTGTCCGATGTTACCCAAATGTTAAATGATGCTGTATATCAAGCAACTATAGCGGGCGAACCAGTTAGTATGGAAGATGTTATGAATGCTGCCTTGATGATGAATATTAAGCTTAGCTTTGATGAAGCAGCAGCTATCTTTAATTCTGCAAAAAATCAAGCTTTAAAGGATATGGGTAAATAATGGCAAATGCACTGATAAAATACATAACTCCAAAAAAAACTGTAAGTATTCCTATTCTATCACCTGGCGAGTCTACTAATCCTTTAATGAAATATATAAATTCTACAGGAGAGATTACTACACCAGATACCATAACAACTAATCAGACTAATCCACTTATTAAATATATAACTGGAGAAAGCACAGCAGGACAGCAAACTCAAAAACAGCCAGTAGACTGGGCTACTCCTACTGACTGGACTACCAGACCCGCTGGAGGATATCAAGATCTTGAAGGATTGTCTAATTGGGAGAAAACAAAACTTCTGACGAAAAGGGGATTAAAAGATATTACTACAATTCTTCCAACAGTAGCTATGGGACTACTTCAGTGGCCGGTCATGGCACATAGAAAGACTTTAAAAGAGGGGCTTCCTGTTCCTAAAGGGTTATGGCCTGGTTCAGAAAAAAGAGAAGTAATATCCCCAAAGTATACTCAACCCAGTGGGATCGGATATTTACCTGCACTTGTGTATAACATGATAATGGGACCAGGCGCAGATGTTATGGCTCAACTTGAAACTCCCGGAGGTCCTAAAGCAATGTTAGAATCTTTTTATCAGCACCCCGTAACAGCTCCACTCGGAATTATTTCTTCTCTTGCTCTTCCACTTCTTGTAGCTAAAGGTTTTATGCCTAAAGCAAAAGTATACCCTAATTTACCAAAAGAAGGACTTCCCAGTCCAATTTTACATGAACCGTCACTACTTTCTAAACTCGCTAAGAAAGCAGCGGAGAATTTTCAGGAATCTAAAAAGTTTATGAGATTTAAAGAATATGTAGGAATACTTCCCGAACAGCAAAAATATTCTACTATGCGTTTCAACTACGAACTTGCTAAGTCCAAAGCACTATCTGAAGCAGGAAGAAGCGAACTCTACACTAAACTTAAATCATTTACCCCAGCAGAAAAAAATTCGTTTATATTAAATTTGGAGATGGCAAAGCCTAAAACTGCCGAAGCTTTAGCTTTATATAAGAAGGCAGGTATTAAAATCCCTGAACCTACAGCAAATGTAGCAAAAGCCTTAGAGTTGTGGAAAGCACATTCCGCTGAAGGACTGGAATATATGATGAAAGCTACAGAAGGTACTTTGTTTAAAGGAGGTACGAGGGGAAGACTCTTAACAAAGACAGCACTAGGTAGAGGCAGGGCAGAATTTAAAACTTCACTTATAAAAGAGGCAAAAGATTTTAGGACAGAAGTTAAAAAAATAGGTGGGCTCTCTGAAGAAGCCGCAAAACCTTATGAAGGTATAATCCCAAAAGAAGTAATAAAGAAAGGCGGTCTTTCCTTAGAGGAAATATCAAAGCAGTTAAAAGTAACTCCTGAAGAAGCGTTGTCAAAACTGCGTAAATTTAGTGAAATGAAAACAGAATTTACAAATCTGGCAGTTGAAAAGATGACTAAAAAATTTGGGTACAAAGTTCCAATCGGCACAAAACCCGGAGCAAAACAGCTTTCTCAAGTAGAACAGGCCAGGTGGCAACCCACTATTCAGGCATTAGAGCAAAAGCTCGGTACAAAATTTACCATAGAAGAAATTAGGGATTTATTCGAAACCCCCGATTATTATCATCACACATGGCCCACTGATTATCAGTACAGGACAAGAGCATATACAGGCCCTTCTTATTCTCCAGGGATATGGAAAGAAAGATTAGGAGCGGAAGGCTACAGTCGAGAACCTATAACTTCAGTTAAAAATTATGACTGGCAATTTACGAAATATAAAGCACTAAATGAGTTCAAAGACAGCGTATTTGACCAGTTTGGAAAACGCTTGAGTCCCGATAATCCTATGCAGGCAACACAGATTAGACAGGGAAGCTTAGTAAAATACGGCAAGGGCAAAGTCTTATATGAAACTCCTGAAGGTGCAATTATAAAGGTTAAAACCGATGTAGTACTTCCAAGAGTAGTAGCAAATGAATTTAATAATGTATTTACTAAAACCGGCAAAGGGGAAATGTTTTTTAGGACTTATTTTGACCCTGTAACAAATTCCTGGAAAGTTCCAGTACTGGCTCTCTCTCCCAGATGGGTATTCAATAACATTATGGGTAACTTTGTACTCAATGCTATGGGTGGCACAGGTATAGGAGGTTATCTTGACTCAATTGGTGCAACGGCAAAAGCTATAAAGATGATGAACCAGGCGAAGAGGGCAGGGACTCCCATATT